AAAAATGTTCCACGTGGAACATTGTCAGACCCCCGTGTGACCTATGTTTACCGCAAAGATGCATTTAAAAAGGTAAAAATCGCATAAAACACGTGTATTTATATAAATACACATGCATAATTGTTATGTAGCCTTCAGATAGGGCCTGTACTGTCTGCGTACTTGGGGTAATCCATGCTTGAGTTTACTGAAAAAGTGCTCTACGCCGTCCGAAACCTAAGAAAACAGTCCGAAGAGATGATTGTTTCGGGTGGGGTCAAGGACATGGAGCATTACAAGTTCCTGATGGGCAGGATAGAAGGCTACAAATTCGTCGAGAACGAAGTTTTAGCGCTTCTCAAGAAAAATCCTGACGCATAAGGAACAAAGTTATGACTTTGACAGCATTAGAAGAAAAATGGGCCAAAGAAGCGGACGAAAAGGAGCCTAGCCTTGACGACGCATACTCAGAAGACGGCAGTCTTACTGTCGAAAACCTTGATGGCTCAGTCTTGGACCGTGTCCCACAGCCAACAGGCTGGCGTGTCGTCATTCTCCCCTACCGTGGGGCGGAAAAGACCAAGGGCGGCATTGTTCTGTCCGATCAAACCCGCGAAAAACAGCAACTGACCACGGTTTGTGGCTACGTTTTGGCTGTTGGGGACCTAGCTTACAAAGACGAAAGTAAATTTCCTAATGGTCCTTGGTGTCAAAAGGGCGATTGGGTAATTTTTGGCCGCTATGCGGGTGCGCGTATCGGTCTAGACGGTGGGGAAATCCGAATCTTGAACGATGACGAGATTCTCGCCCGCATTAACAACCCAGAAGACATTCTGCACATGTGAGGCCCTTATGACAAACACCGTACCTGATTCACAACTGGAGTTTAATTTGGGGGAAGGCGAACAAGAGACACTGGTGGATGTGCCAGAGTCGGATGCGCCAGAAAATGCCCCCGAACCAGCAACGGCAAGGCAAGAATCGACCCCAGAGCCTGCTCGCCAGTCCCAGCATAGCGATGAGTTGGATGCTGTTAGTGAGAATGTGCAAAGGCGCATTTCCAAATTGACAGCAAAGATGCGTGAAGCCGAGCGTAGAGAGCAGGCAGCGCTGGAATATGCCCGTAATGTCCACGCCAAAGCACAAACATTAGAGCAGCAACTTGTTGCTACTGATGCTGGTAGATTGAGCGAGGCGCAAAGTCGGATGATGACTCAATCTGACCAGTTGAGAGCAATTATTCGTCGGGCGCGGGAAGAAGGGGATATTGATACTGAGACAGAGGCCCAAGAGCGGTTGATGCAGTTGTCGTTAGAGCAGAAGCAGGTCAATTCATGGCTCCAATATCAGCAACAACAGGCCATGGCACCTGCGCCGCAGCCAGTACCACAACCCGTTCAGCAACAATCCTCTGCGCGTAAGCCGCCAAGCCCTAAAGCAGAAGATTGGGCGGCAAGAAACGAGTGGTTTGGCAAGGACAAGGCCATGACGTACGCGGCATGGGGAATCCATTCAACCATGGTGGAAGAAGAAGGATTTGACCCGGAATCTGACGAGTACTATACTGAATTAGACAACAGGATCAAACAGGAGTTTCCACACCGGTTTGCCCCTGCTCAACAGACTCAACAGAGACAACGGCAGAACGTGCCCGCCGTTGCTCCTGCTACCCGTAGTTCCGGGGTCAGTAGTGCACGCCGTTCGGTGAAATTAACACCGAGTCAAGTTGCTATCGCAAAGAAATTGGGTGTTCCTCTCGAGGAATATGCCAAATACGTGAAGGAGTAAGAAATGACCCAAGAGAAAATGACTATCGACCGCGCTCCCCGTGTATCACGGGAAAAGGAAGCTCGTCGCAAACCTTGGACTCCTCCATCACGTTTGGACGCACCCCCTGCCCCTAAAGGATTTCAGCATCGCTGGATTCGTTCGGAGATCAATGGTTTTGAGGACAAGCAGCACGTTTATGGCCGTCTTCGCGAGGGCTATGAACTGGTGCGTAACGAGGAACTGCCAGAAGAGTACCGCAACACCCTGCCTACCATCGAAGATGGTAAACACGCTGGTGTGGTATCTGTCGGTGGCCTTTTGCTTGCCCGTATTCCAGATGAGACCTTGGCGGAACGCAATGCACATTACTCCGGTAAGGCGCGGGATCAGATTCAAGCGGTGGACAATGAGTTGATGCGTGAAAACGCTCACTCGACAATGCGTATCCAGAACCCCGAAAGGAGTTCTCGCACTACCTTCGGTAGTCGTTAAGACTACATAACCCTTTAGGAGCTATTCATGGCAAACGTAGATAAAGCCTATGGTCTCCGCCCAATGGGTAACCTCTCTGCTACTGGTGCACAGAAGCAGTATGGCTACATCATCGCGGACAACCAGTCGGGCGCTATTTTTCAGGGTGACCTAGTTACCCTTGTTGGCGGCTTCCTTGTTAGATATGTCAGTGGCACTCATGCCACGGCTGTTGGCGTATTTAACGGTTGCAGCTATGTCGATCCAACCTCTGGTAAGCCGACTTGGAGTAATTACTACCCCGGTTCGGTGAACATCACAACAGGTCAGATTATCGCTGAAGTGTTGGATGATCCTAATCAGCTATTCATTATTCAAGCTGATGAAGATGTGGTTCAGGCGGATATTGGCCAGAACGCTGCTGTTGCTTACACCGCAGGTAGCACAGTAACGGGTGTTTCTGGCGTGGAACTCGATTCCTCTTCCATCCTTACCACTAATACCTTGGTCCTAAAGATTGTTGGTCTGTATAACATTCCAAACAATTCTTTGGGTGAAAACTTCACTCAGGTTGTCGTAAAGATCAATGCGCATCAATACGGCAGCATCGGTGTTGCTGGCCTGACCTAATAGGAGCTAAATCATGGCTATTTCCCGTTCGCAACTCGTAAAAGAGCTAGAACCCGGCCTGAACGCTCTGTTCGGGATGGAGTACAAGCGTTACGAAAATGAGCACGAAGCGATTTTTTCGATTGAGTCGTCGGATCGTGCGTTTGAAGAAGAAGTTATGCTGACCGGTTTCGGTGAGGCACCGACGAAAAACGAAGGTGCTGGTGTGAACTACGACTCCGCACAGGAATCGTTCACCGCCCGTTACACGCATGAGACCGTTGCACTGGCATTCGCGCTGACTGAAGAGGCCATCGAGGATAACCTCTATGACCGTCTGGCATCGCGTTACACCAAGGCACTGGCTCGTTCGATGTCCTACACCAAGCAGGTGAAGGCAGCTTCGGTGCTGAACAATGCGTTCAACACCACTGGTCCATACAACGGCGGTGACGGTGTTTCGCTGTGTAACAGCGCACACCCAACCGCACTTGGTCCGAACTTCAGCAACGTGCCTACCACGGCCGCTGATCTGAATGAGACCTCGTTGGAACAGGGCATCATCGATGTAGCAGGTTTCACTGACGAACGTGGCCTGAAGGTCGCTCTGTCGGTTCGCCGCATGATCATTCCGAAGGAACTGCAATTTACCGCAGAGCGCCTGATGAAATCGACCCTGCGTACCGAAACCGCAGATAACGACATCAACGCCATCAAGTCGATGGGCATGGTTCCAGAAGGTTACTTCGTGAACCACTTCCTGACCGATCCGGACGCATGGTTCCTCATGACCGATGCACCGAACGGCCTGAAGATGTTCCAGCGTTCTGACATTAAAACTGCTTTCGAAGGCGACTTCGATACAGGTAATGTTAGGTACAAAGCGCGAGAGCGATATTCTTTCGGCTGGTCAGACCCACGTGCAATTTGGGGTTCGGAAGGCTACACCCCCGCCTAATTAGGGGAACGAGAAAAGGGGCCGATTGGCCCCTTTTCTTTTATTGGCAATAGTGTATATTGCACGTATTCCGGGGCTTCCCGGCGTATTCGACAGACCCGGCTGACGACATGCAGACGAATACGCCCAACTCGCATGTGAGGACAATTCAATGGCGAATACTACTTTCACGGGGCCAGTGATCTCCGATAATGGCTTCATCGGCCCGGATGCTGTTGTTACCAAAACCGCAGCAAGCACTCTAACCGCAGCCGACAGCGGCAAAACCATTTTTTTGGATGCTGCTTCTGAGTTTGCAACTACTCTGCCCCTTCCAGCAGCCGGTCTGCGCTTTACCTTCATCGTCAAAACCGCTCCGGTAGGCACCGCCTATACCGTAGTTACCAATGGTGGCGCAAACATCATCAAGGGCCAGCAGTACAACGCTGCAGGCGCTGCAGGCGATACCGGCACCGCAGATGACACCATTACCTTTGTGGCAAGTTCCTCGGTTGCTGGTGACCGCGTAGAACTGATCAGTGACGGCACAAGCTGGTTTGCATACGCATTCTGCACTTTGGCTGCATCGATCCTGTTCTCTGCTACCTAATTAGGAGGTCGCCATGGGGTACATGAGCGATTTACAGAGTACCTACCGTACGACGGATGGGGCCATTTTTACTGGCCGCACCCGTATTAAGGCGGTCTATGTCTCTCCTGATGCGGGAACGGGTTCCGTATCGATTACCGATGGTAATGGTGGCACCGTTCTTTACAGAATAGACGTTCCTGCTGGCAGTAGTGCCATTTATATGTCACTGCCGGAGGATGGTATTTTATTTAAGAACGGGGCATACGCGGACCTTACGACTGTCATTTCGGCAACATTCTTCTGGGCATAAAGGATCAAATCATGATGATGAAAATGAACAAGCGCCGGAAGAAGTCCGGCATGAACATGGATAAGGGCATGAAGTTCGCCAAGTCCACCAAAAAGGGCATGGCGGGCGATGACATGATGTCGATGGATTCGATGCCCATAAAAAAAATGGGCGGCGGGATGATGGGTTATGCCGCAGGTGGCATGGTTAGTCCTCGTAAGAAGATGGCCATGGGTTACAAGGACGGTGGCATGGTTCAGACCGTCGAATCGCGTGGCAATGGCGCTGCGCGTGGCAAGAAGACCCGTATCTGCTAATCATGCCTCGCAAGCGCGAAAACCCTATTGCAACTTCGGTCAAGTCGGGCAATTTTCGCCCGACTAAGTCCGGGGCGGG